ATCTTTGATTACTTCCTGAAGAAAGTTCCAGTTGCACAAGGCGTGTTGCCTTCTCGTAGAAACTTCCTTGGAGAAGTAATGAAGAACCAAAACAGTCCATATATGACTGGTGTTCTTAATCCTATATACTTTAACAAGGAAAGTAGTGACCCTGTAGACAAGGAGTTAGCCAGCTTACAACACGGCTTTAGTCAGCCTAGTACAAAGCTATATAACGCCTTAGAAATGCGTGATGTATACAATGCAGAAGGACGCCAAGCGTTTGACCGCTACTTAGAGCTTTCGAGCACTACCAAGATTGGTGGTAAGACTATGCGTGAATCCTTGCGTAAAATGGTTAAGGACAAAGGGTTTCAAGCCTTACCCAGAGAAAGCAACGACGACATAGGCGAAATATCTCCAAGAATAAAAGCTGTTCAAAGGCTTGTTCGTGCGTATCGCCGTAAGGCTCGCTACGAAATGCTACAAGAGTTTCCTGAGCTTCAAAACTCAATTAGTCAACTTCAACAAGAAAAATCCCAATACCGTTTAATACAATAAAATGGAATCCCAACATCTGACCCCAGCCATAGCAACCGCAGGTCTCCTTGGCACAATCACTCTTGAACACGTTAATACAGCAGTAGCCATATGTGTAGGTCTTATGACCCTCGTGTGGTTAGGCATTAAAATCTACAAGGAACTAAGAGATGGCAAAGATAAATGATAACACGACCATCACTATTCCTCTAAGAAACCTTTTGGCTCTTGTAGCAGGTACAGCCATAGCTGTGACTGGTTACTTTCACATTGTAGAGAGAATAACAATGTTAGAGCAAAGCAAAATAATGATTGAGAAAGACGTTGAAGCCAACAGCCAGTGGATTGTTGATTGGGAAAAAGAAGGACTTCTACCAGCAGATATTATTCAAAACAACAAGCTTGAGTTCCTAGAGAGCCGAGTTTTAAAAATGGAGAACATATTAGAAAATGAGTAAAACAACTGAAAAACTTAATGCCCTCCAAGATATGCTTATCAATGAATTTATTGAGCGCATTGAATCAGGAGCGGCAACTCCTAGTGACCTCAATGCCGCCCGTCAGTTACTCAAGGACAACGGAGTACACGCACAGGTCACTAACGAAAACCCACTGGGTACACTTGTAGATATGCTACCTTTCCGAGATGACTCTGAACACGTTACATTAGCCGCTAATGAGAGACTATAAAAAGGAGTACAATAGCTACCACGGGTCAGCAAAGCAAAGAGCCCGTCGTTCCTCACGTAACAAGGCTAGACGCCTAGCTGTAAAGAAGTACGGAAAACAGGCAGTAAACGGAAAAGACGTTGACCACCGCGACCGTAACCCTCACAATAACAACCGTAGTAATTTACGCATCCAGAGTAAATCAAAGAACCGCTCCCGTAACAAATAATGGAAGAACTTAGAGACTTCAGGAACTTCTTGTTCCTAGTCTGGAAGCACCTAAACCTTCCAGAACCCACACCTATCCAGTATGAGATTGCAGACTTCATGCAGAACGGCCCCAAACGGGGTATCATTGAAGGATTCCGTGGTGTTGGTAAGTCTTGGATTTGTTCTGCTTTTGTGGTTCACCAACTGTTCCTTGACCCCTCAAAGAACATCCTTGTGGTCTCTGCCAGTAAGACACGCGCCGATGACTTCAGTACGTTCACGTTAAGGTTAATCCACGAAATCCCCTTCTTGTCTCATCTGAAACCCACAGATAAGCAGAGGTTTTCGAAGATTAGTTTTGACGTAGGCCCAGCGCCAGCCAGTCACGCCCCTAGTGTTAAATCTTTGGGAATAACTAGCCAGCTAACAGGGTCACGTGCAGATATAATCGTAGGTGATGACGTAGAGGTTCCAACAAACTCTGCTACACAATCCATGCGTGAGAAGCTCAGTGAACAGGTCAAAGAGTTCGACGCTATTATCAAGCCAGAAGATGGCACTAAGATTTTATTTCTAGGTACACCTCAGTGTGAGGACAGTATCTACAACAAGCTACAAGAACGGGACTACAGAGCCCGTGTGTGGCCTGCTAAGTATATTACCCCTCAGGTCAACGAAAAGAGCCATAACGGGGCTGTGAGTGGCATCTGTGTGGACGAGGAGAAAGCAGGCAAGTCTACCGAACCTACACGGTTCTCCGATATTGACCTGTTGGAACGAGAGATGTCCTATGGTCGCTCTGGGTTCTCCATGCAGTTCATGCTGGATACACGCCTTAGTGACACCGATAGATACCCTCTGAAGCTCTCTGAGCTCATTGTTATGGACATTGATAACGAGGTAGCCCCAGAGAAGCTTGTGTGGGCTCAGAGTCCAGACCTTGTGTGGGACGGTAGTGTACCTAACGTAGGCTTTAGTGGAGATAGATATTATCGTCCATTCCAAGCTGTAGGCGAACACATTCCCTACACAGGCTCGGTGTTAGCCATTGACCCCTCTGGTCGTGGTAAGGATGAAACAGGATATGCCGTAGTAAAGATGCTAAATGGTATGCTGTTTGTTCCTGACGCTGGAGGACTCATGGGTGGATACAGCGATGAGACCCTAAAGTCCCTCGCAATGACCGCTAAGAAGCATGAGGTCAACTACATCATCGTAGAATCTAACTTTGGTGACGGAATGTTTAACGAAATATTCAAACCAATCCTAAATAAGGTTCATCCTTGCTCTATTGAGGAGGTCAGACACAATATACAGAAAGAAAAGCGTATAATTGACACTCTAGAGCCCATTATGAACCAACATAGGCTGATTATTAGCCCTGATGTTATTCGTAAAGACTTTGAAACAGCCCAAGGTTACCCTCCAGAGCTACAACTTCGCTACCAACTAATGTACCAAATGTCTCGTATAACGAAACAAAGAGGTGCTATAACACATGATGACCGCCTTGATGCTCTAAGTATAGGTGTTAACTACTGGGTCGAACAAATGGCTCAGGATATGGACACTAAAATTAAGGACAGAAAGACAGAACTCATAAACAAGGAACTACAAAGCTTCTCAGATGCCTATTACAAGCGTTCTAAGGGGTCTAAAAGCTCATTACAATGGATATGAATGGTAACACCCATCTAAGCCCTTTGGAAGGCGCTAGGGCGCTCCTAGGCGAACACTACAAGAACTATGTTATCATTGTTCAAGACTTTGATGAACCTACTACCTACAATATCACCTATAGTGACCCTTTTGTAGCCAAAGGTCTGTTAGATAGTGCGAACAATTACCACCAAGCCTACCTCAGTGGAGGCGAACAAGAAGAAATAGAGTGGCTTTGGACAGACGATGATGAAGAGGAGACGGACTAATGTGGGGGGAACTAATAGTATTACTAATAGTAAAACCTATAAGATTTATATCTATAATAACATTACTATAGTAGAATAGTTAGTTAAACCATAGGTGACACTAAAGGTGTATTTTAATGTGTCACTAAAGGTCGTCAAGCTTTAAATCTTATTGACCTGAGTAAACTAAGGGTGGCCCTAGGGGGCCTATAATGGCGATACAATTGATGTTGACGTAATCCGATTATAACCCAGAATAATTTACATTCATATTATGTTAGTGTGTGTGTGAGGTCACTCCTTGTGGTTAGGGGGTGGCCTCTTTTGTTTTGGTATAAAAATATGAAACGGTAATGCTATAATGTGTTTGTGCTTTTACCCCCCGTAGGTTGTCCCTAGAGCGTCACACAACTGCATACCCACTATCATCGACGCCACCGTTTTGTCACCAGACCGCTAGTATTTCGCATACACGCTCTGTAAATCATGTATTGTCTACGGACTATATATCCATAGTCAAACTACTACCAACACTCGAGCTCATCAACAGTCATTCAATCGGCTGTCTTTGTGTTTGTTAGGGTTTTTTGTCGGACAGTATGTCGCTTCATCAGCACGGGGTGATGATAAAGCTAATACAGTCAGGTTCTTGTGAGGGTCTCCAGTGGTTGGATGCTCGGAGCCTAGACAGCCTAGTCATCAACATTACTAAATATTATGAAAACAATCAAAGCATCCTCTATCGTATCCGCTCAAGTTCTCAACGTAGACTTCGCAGAGTCTCAGAACTCCTATGTAGTGAATACCGTAACCAAACAAACAGACGGAGGTTACAAAGTCCACGACCCTATCTGGACAAACTCAGCAACTCCTCCAGCACTACAAGCTGGGCAAGCTGTCTCCCTTATTCCAATCAAGGGCAACGACAACAAGGTACGCTACCAACTGCTTCCTGCCTAAGGCACTCCACAAGTCGTACACCAAAGGGGACTCTATATCCCCTTTTTGCCTACAAAATAGGCTCGTTCCTCGCCAGCAATCTTAAAAAAAATTTTAATGCGTACTTACGGTTCTTTCCCACTTGCACCGTCGCATTCATACAACCCACATAACTAACAATGGATAACCAACAAGAAATATTCGAGTTCCTCGACAACCTACGTGACTCTAGCGCACACAACATGATGTCTATAAGCCCTGAACTCCAAGCTGAGTTCGGTCTCGACAGACGTGAAGCCAAACAAGCTGTACTGGCTTGGATACGTTCTAAAACAGAAACCGTCTAACTATCATGCCAGACTACAAAGTAACCTTCACTGAAGAAGTAACTTATCAAGTCATAATTACTGACTTCACTCCAGACCCAGACTATGACGAACTTGAAGAAGTCAGCAACGAGTTCTTCGAAAACGGTCATTACAACGATGACAATATAATCAACGTATCTACATCTGAAGTAGATATAGAAAAAATAACCACATAACCACACACATATATGGAACAGTACAAAGTACTAAAAAACCTGTTTGATAACCACTACAAACAGTTCATAGTCACATCGGCTATTGCACCGCACACAGAATACACCAAGTACTCTAAAAAAATAGAGTTAGACGCATCTACTGTAGTATGTGCTTTTGGTGACGCTTCTGGTCAAATCATCTCTCGTGATGCCGCAACACATATATACGTAAATAACGCAGGCAATTTAGACCTTTATTATGCACAAACAAAAGATGTATTCATAGAAGGCCAAGTAACACATAGTAAAAAACCATCTGATTATCTTATATGTACAGATAGCCAACACAATCTAATACACAGTAGTGAGTTAATACATTGTGTTAGTGACACTTGGTGGACTGAAGATAACGCAGTTCTTTTATCTACTAATTGGTACGATGAAGACGAATATGCCTACACGCAACACACAAAATATTCCGAATATGAAGAAGCGTACATACTTGACATGCACGCTATTCTTTGCAGAAGCGACAATGCTTACTATCACCAAGACTCCGAGTGTTTATGGTATTCCGATATCCACGATTACTACGTAAACAGAGAAGACGATAACGTAGTATATTGTGTAGACACAGAAGATTATGTTCTAGATGAACACGCTCATTATTATGAAGCTCAAGATTGCTGGTTCTCTGAAAAACCAATACAACGAGATGTTATCAACGAATATCACTGCGGTATTGAGCCAGAGTTCTATACTACACCCATCAACCACTCCAACGAACTAACTAAATACACTATCGGTTTTGAAGTTGAAAAAAACGACGTAGATGAATACAGCGGCACTGGATATGGTATTGAAGAACAACCCTTATTCAGCCATTGGGAAACTGACGGTTCATGCGGTGTAGAAGGCATCACTAACGTCTATTCATTAGACAATCTATCTAGATTCTCAAGCCATGTAAAAGACAGTTGGTACGTAAACGAAGATACCAACAATTCATGTGGTGGTCACATTAACATAGCCCACAGACAAGACAAAATGGAATATTGGCACATCCGTCCTTGGCTTGGTCTAGTTTACTCAATGTGGCGCAAACGTCTTCGTAACCAATACTCATCAGGTAACAAAAAACTAAGTCCATATAGTAGTAGAAACGGACGTTATAGCGTTCTAGTAGAAAAAGGACACAGTCCAAACAGACGTTACGAACTTCGTTTACCTAGTCGAGTAATCAACGGTAACCAACTAGACCTTAGGTTTCGCTTGATGCAACAACTGTTTCACTCCGTAGACAAATATATCAATGAAGACTTCTCATACACAAAAGTTTCGTATGACGACTTCCTAGTAGGTCTACCTGATTGGGCTTGGGATAATTGTGACGACACTAATCAAGAAAAACTACCTATAGAACCTAAAGGTAGTATCATCTCTAGTTATCACGCAGAGTTGTTTGAAAAAATAATAAAAACAATAGAACCTAACACGTTGCATCGTATGCGTTACTTAATACAAGCATCAAAACATGTTCTTTTAGACTGCTATTCATCATTAGAAAAAGTACAAAACGTTATAGCTTATGCCTATATGTTCCAACATTACATCGACAACAATCAAGACACAAAAGATTTCCATAATCACATTGGAGAATACACACACAACTAACCACCACAATATATGTGCTTAATAATACACAAACCAAACAAAGATGCCATCATCCCTGACCACATCATCGACAACGCAGAAACAATCAATCCAGATGGTTTCGGTATTGTCTTTACCGATAACAACCAATGTGTCCGTACTATGGACTATAACCAAGCTAGAGAGCTTATACTATCAGAACGTCCATTCGTTGCTCATTATCGTTATGCAACACGCGGCGCTGTAGACAAAGCTACTTGTCATCCATACCACATCGACAGTTACGTACGTTTATTCAGTAACGGTACTGTTGCTGACCTTGGTGACAAGAACACATGCGACACGCTTGTTGTATCTAAAATGCTCAAGCGTATACCTAACGAGCACTGGAATGACGTACTAGATATGACCGAGACACGGTTTGCTATCACGTATCCAGACGGTAGTGTTACACGTCACGGTACTTGGCACGAAAAAGACGGTGTGTTCTATTCCAAAAACAACTGCTTCCATACACGTAAGTCTACCATCGGTTACCACTACGGTACATCAAACTACAACAAAAAGTGGTACGACTTCGACTACACCGACGACCGCTACTGTTACACCGATAACGCGTTCGAGCTTGACGACTATCCTATGTCTGACACCACAAGTGTATACGATACAATATCTCCTCAAACATATTATGACTGGAGCGGTGTCGACCTTGTAGCAGTCTACGGTACACTCAAATCAGACAAACACAATCACTGTCTGCTACTAGACGCTATCTTCCTTGGCAAAGGCAAAACCGTTAACAAGTATGCCATGCAAGAATCAGGTATACCTTACGTTTACGAACACATACACCGTGACCAAATCACAGTAGAAGTATACGAGATTCCTAACCAAACTATCAAAGATGACCTCGACCGTCTTGAGTCACATCCAACATTCTATGAGCGCAAGCTCACAGACATCGAACTAGACGACGGTAGTGTCCGCACCTGCTGGCTCTACTTCATACAACAAGAACCAATAGAAAATATGGAATATATACACACGTACTGACCTATGCTTAGGCTACACACTAGTCGCTATCAATACGATACTATTCATTATTATCCTATATCTTAGCGCTACATAACACACACAAGCTCACAGATAACCTCTGTGGGCTTTTTTTATATTATTCCAAAACAACTTTGTTTTTACCTTGCACTCGTCGCTATCTTGCCCACCACTATCACGTTTGACCATTTTTTATGCAAAGCGCTTATTTTTTATGCAAAACGCTTATTTTTTTTTATGTGTTATATTATATCAAATCCCCTGCAAATCTTATGTAATCCGTCGTCAAAGTTCACGTAACGGAAAGCTTGCATTTGTTATACTTTTTTCTTGCGTTGTTTTGCAAACCTGTGATTCTATTTGGACTATGACTAAATCACACACAAGAAATAAAGATATACGCAACTTATACCGCGCCGTTCCCTTTGAGGTAAAAGTTCAAACGCTAACTATGTGGGAACGTGAAACAAGAAAACTCGTCGACGAAGCTCACGCCACGTTTTGGATGAAAAGAAATATAAAAGCCCCTTGGGTTTCAGCAGAAACTATGGGTGCTTTCGATTTGCCAAGAGAGGAGGCAATATAATGAGTGTACGTCATAACGGAAACAAGTTTATGGCTGACTTTATGTCAAATGGAGTTCGATACCGTAAACAATTTCACACAACAGAGGAGGCCGAAGCTTGGGAAGCTGAGCTTAAAAAGCGCATACGTCTTAAAATACCTTATCAAGAACTACTGGATACCAAAGACGGTAGGATTACTATTGATGAGCTACTTACTAAGACCTTTGTGCGTTACTGGGAAGACACTGCTAACGAGTCTACTCAGCTTGGCAACATACGTCTTATCAATGAGTTCTTTGGTGCCAACCAGTCTGTAGATAAAATAGATACATCGGCTCTTGATGAGTTCATAGGCTCTATGGAACGCAAAGGGTTAGCCGCCTCAACCATAAACGGTCGTCTAGCAACAATCAGCAAAGCACTTACATACGCACAAGACAGAGGCTACATAAACACACGACCCAAGATTGAACGTAAAAAAGTAAGCAACCAACGCCTGCGCTTTTTTACTGAAGAAGAAGAGTACGAAATGCTTGAAGCTTTACGTGCTGACGGTCGCAATCACTTTGCACACTTTGTGGAGTGGAGCATCGACACAGGTCTGCGTCCTATCGAGTCACGCAATGTGCCTCAGACTGCCATTCGTGAAGATGATGAGCTCGGCTACCTTATTGACCTACGTAAAACCAAGAACGCTTATCCACGTACTATTCCTCTAACCAAGAGAGCACACTTCGCATTTACTTACTTGTCTGCAACTGAGTACATGCCATTCGCTCAGTTCACCGAAAGTAACATTCGAAAGAACTGGAGGTTTGTTCGTGAGGTAATGGCTGACCCAGACCCAGAGTTTGTGTTCTATCTCACACGTCATACCTGTGCGTCACGTTTAGTCCAACGCAATGTACCACTTCATGTGGTCAAAGAGTGGATGGGACATCGTACGTATGAGATGACATTGAGATACGCCAAACTTACGCCAAGGAATTTTCTTGACGCCAAGGTCGCTTTGGAGCAAGCTCTCTAACTTTATGAGAACATCAACAATACTAACTAAACTATCTAAAAAATATGGCATCAAACCAAGTAAAGCACTCACTGTTCAAACCAGACGTAGAAGCCGTTCTAACAAGAGGGCTAAACGCAATGACAAAGGCATGTGACTCGTTATCTAAGCAAAATGAGGAGTTACTCAAAGATATTGAGGGACTCAAACGTAAGATTGAGCGCCTTCAAGAGCGAGTAATCATCGATAATAAGTGACAATACACTGACAAACTACGTCACCACTAGCATTTAGTGACAAATTACTTAAAAATACTAAAAATTATACAATCGTAAATAATGTTTTAGATTCAATAAGTTAAGTGGTGGGCGACCTAGGAATCGAACCTAGCGTGCGTCTCCGCGAGGGAGTTACAGTCTTTCGCAAAAAGCAAATTGACGTAAGTCGTTGATTTTTTAGGTAATAATTTCAAACACATATCCGTTGCTGACAGCAGTTTTATATTGCGCAGTGACAATTTACTGACAAATATTTGAGCATGAGCGAGTTAACACAAGCGGAGTTAAACGAGGACATGACCACACTAGGCGTAGGAAGATACCGAGCCAAGGTCGAGTCCGCTAAAGCTCGTGGGGCTGAACTACAGACGCCCTATGGTCAACGCTTAATGCGAGCCGCTCTACCTGCCCTCAACAAATCAATTAAGGACTGGCAGGAGTCTCTATCTAAAGTAGATAATAAAGCACGATTCCAGATAGAGACGCAAGACCTAGACCCCAAGGTTCTCAGCTTTCTTTCAATTAAAGGTCTGCTTGACTGCATCACACAAAAGAAAACACTAGCAAGTGCTTCTATTTTCTTAGGCAAGATGATTGAGGATGAATTGCGCTGTCGCTTTCTAATCGAAAATAATGAAGAGAAAGGGCAGGGTATCATTCTTGGTGCTGTAAGACGCAAAGGTACAGCCGCAAAAACTAGGCACATACGCTCTTCAATGAAACACGAGGCTGAGAAGGGCTTAATGGAAGCTTGGGAACCTTGGGCTCACAGGGATAAGCTCAACATGGGCTTAATTATGACTGAGCTTGTTCGTGTATCCACTAATCTTATCGAATATACTTACATTCTTGAGAAGAGCCGTAAACGTCCTACACGTTACATCAGTGCGACTAAAGAAACTCTCCAATGGATTGAGGAGTTCAATGACCACCGAGAGTTTATAGAACCATTCTGGCTACCCACAGTAGAACTACCTGCCAGTTGGACAAACATTTGGGATGGAGGATATGACCACCAAGAATCCTACCTTCCAAAAGTTCCTTTTATCAAAACAAACAACATGGACTACCTTCGGTCTATTGAAGGCTCTTTGCCTGAACCGATGGAAGCAACAAACCTAATCCAGCAGACGCCTTGGGCAATCAACAGCAAGGTTCTGCATGCGATGGAGTGGTGTTGGGAAAATAATGTCATAGTGGACGGTCTTCCTAGCCGTGAACAGGAGGAGCTTCCTCCCATCCCTATTGACTTTAAAACCAATAAAAAGGCTAACACCACTTGGAGAAGGCAGGCGGCTAAAGTTTATAACTCACGGCTCTCTAACACCAGCCGTCGCCTTCTTGTTTCTAAAATTTTATACGTCGCGAAGAAGCTGGCTGGTAACCGTTTCTTTTACCCCTCGCACGTAGACTTTCGTGGGCGTGTTTATAATATACCTGCATTTCTTGGTATCCAAGGCCCAGACATCAGCCGTGGTTTACTACACTTCCACCGTTCAGAGCGTATCAAGACTGACGAAGATGTAAGATGGTTAGCTATTCAAGGGGCTAACACTTTTGGTAACGACAAGATTACACTAGACGAGCGAGTAGAGTGGGCTGAGAGCTTTGCTAAGGAAGCCATCGCCATCCACGACAGTCCCACTACTAATCTTATGTGGATGGAGGCTGATGACCCCTTCCAGTTCCTTGCTTGGTGCTTTGAGTGGGGACAGCTACGCAAGACAGGTAAGCTTCAAACACAGCTACCTATAAATTTAGATGCCTCGAACAATGGGCTACAAATTTTATCTATGCTGATGAGGGACGAATATGGAGCCAAGGCAACAAATGTTCTCGCAAGTGACGTTCCTCAAGATATTTACAGAGTTGTCTCTGACTCCATCTTAGAAAAACTAAAAGCAGACACACATCCGTACGCCCAGAAATGGATTGAGTTTGGTATCAATCGTAAGTTAGCCAAGCGTCCTACAATGGTATGGCCTTACGGTGGTACGTTCTATTCTTGTCGTGACTATGTCGATGAATGGTATCAAGACACCCTACGTAAGACTAGATGCAATAACCCCTTTACGGATGATGAACGTTACAAAGTTACTGGTTACCTCAGTAAGCTAACGTGGGCTTCAATAAACGAAGTACTAGACAAGCCAAAGGACTGTATGCAGTGGTTGCAGTCCTGCGCTAAAAAGCTGGCAGAACACGGAAAGCCTGTAAGCTGGGTGACTCCTTCAGGTTTCCCTGTTCTCCAAAGTTACCACAAAACTACAAGCCAGAATGTTAATACCAACATAAGTGGACAAGCAACTTACGTAAAATGGTATAGCGATGACGAAGCAATAAGTCCTCGCAAGCAGAAGTCAGGCATCAGTCCAAATTATGTCCACTCACTAGATGCTAGTTGTCTGACCAAGACAGTAATTCAATGCAACAGAGAAGGAATATGGGACTTTGCCATGATACACGACAGCTATGGAACACATTCTACAAACTGCCCCAAGTTAAATAAAATTTTAAGAAGTGAATATTTAAATGTTTTTGAGGTTGACCAGTTGGACATTCTTCTACAGCAATTAAATGAATTAAACCCAGAAATAGATTTTCCAGAAATTCCAGAATACGGAAACGCCGACATCTCAGAGGTGTTGGAGAGTAAATATTTCTTCTCCTAACGGAGCAAACATAACCAAAAGTAAAATAAAATGAGTAAAGTACTGACAACACCAAAGGGTACAGCAGTGTACCCACGCCTAAAAGAACCAGACACGAAGTTCAACGCCGACGGAGTTTACAACTGTAAGCTTCACGTAAGCGAAGAAGACTTCAATGTCTTTAGTAAACAAGTATCCGAGATTGTAGACAAAGACTACGATGCGGAATGCAAAATAAAGGGCAAGAAGCTCAAGCAAAGCGACAAGCCACCTCTACGCATAACTGCGGAAGGCGACTATGAAATATACGCTAAGCAAGTAGCAAAACGTCAAACTAGGAAAGGACTATTAGAGTTCACTGTTCCTATCTTTGATTCAAAAGGAAACCGAGTAGAGAACGTTCCTAACATTGGGAGTGGTTCAAAAGTTAAGTTAAGTGTCGAGGTATATACTTGGTACTCTGACCTACAAGGTTTCGGTTACACACTCCGCTTAAAAGCGGCTCAACTCCTCGAACTAATGGAATACTCAAGTGGGGGCTCAGTCTTCGGAAAGGAAGAAGGCTCTTACATAGATGATGGCGAATCCTTGGATACAGCGTTCACGGAAGAAGAAGCCCCGTCGGGCATCGGATTCTAAGTATCGTTCTCGCTTCGAAGCACAACTTGCTCTCACCCTACAAAGGGTGGGGGCGACCTTCGACTACGAAAGTATGAAGGTGAAATACACGAAGGAAGCTACGTACACCCCAGACTTCATATTGCCTAATGGCATTATCATTGAAGCTAAAGGTTACTGGATACCTTCCGATAGAACCAAGCACCTACGGGTGCGAGAATGTAACCCAGAACTGGACATAAGATTTTGTTTTCAGAACGCACACAACACACTCAACAAAAAGAGCAAGACCACATATGCGGACTGGTGCGACAAGCACGAGTTTCTGTGGGCTCACAAAACAATACCAATAGAATGGACACACTAACATCAGCACTTTCACATCAACCATGCAAAGACTGTGGCTCAAGCGATGCCCTTACAATCAACACCGACGGAAGCACCAAGTGTTACTCCTGCGGAACTTTCAAACCAAGAGGAGATAATACATATACAGTGACTACCAAATCCCCTATTCCTTCAGGGTTTCTTTCTGGTAATACCATCGACATTCCAGCACGTGGACTAACCAAAGACATATGCAAAAAGTATGGCTACCAAGTAGGCTCTTTGAATGGAGAGGCTTGCCACGTAGCAAACTACAGAGACCTTGAGGGACAACTGGTAGCTCAGAAGTTACGTTTCAAAGACAAACGTTTTCAATGTAAGGGTGCTCCTACCTTTTTCTTTGGTCAACACCTATGGCCTAACGGAGGTCGTATGGTCGTTGTAACAGAGGGCGAGGTGGACTGCCTATCTGTAGCTATCGCTAACGGCGATGGTAAATGGCCTGTAGTGTCTCTACCAAGTGGGGCGCAGTCGGCTAAGTCTGTATTTAAAAAACAGTTTCCTTGGCTCGACCAGTTTGAGACTGTTGTTCTTATGTTCGATGAAGATGAACAGGGACGCAAAGCGGCTGAAGAAGTTAGTCATCTGTTGCCATCAGGCAAGACCAAGATAGCTCGCCTTCCAATGAAAGACCCTAACGAGTTGTTACTGGCTAATCGCAAGAACGACATTGTTCGTGCTATGTGGGATGCTAAGCCTTGGAAGCCTGATGCAATCACGGATGGGGCTGACCTATACGAACGGCTTACCACTCCTAAAGACAATCTGTCAGTTGACTACCCCTTCAAAGGGTTGAACCGTCTAACTCATGGTCTTCGACGTGGAGAGATTGTTACGTTTTGTGCTGGCTCTGGCGTAGGTAAGTCACACGTCTGTAAAATTATTGCACACGACCTTCTCAAAGCTGACCACAAGGTAGGGTACATTGCTCTTGAGGAATCTCTTGAGCGTACTGCTAACTCAATCATTGGTCTTGAGATGAAGAAGCTTATACACCTCGACCCAGAGTTCAAAGCAACCGACGAATACGATGAAGCCTTCAAAGCTACTGTAGGCTCTGGGCGTTGCTTTCTATATGACCACTGGGGTTCTATGGATAGCGACAATCTTATAGGTCACATACGTTACATGGCTAAGGTTATGGACGTTGAGTACGTAGTTCTTGACCACCTCAGTATTGTTATCTCTGGGCTAGGCGAAGGAGACGAGCGTAGGATTATTGATAACACAATGACCAAGCTACGTAGCCTTGTCGAAGAGACTAACATAGGAATGATTTTAGTAAGCCACCTCAAACGTCCAGAAGGTAAAGGACACGAGGAAGGCGCAAGTACTAGCTTAGCACAACTACGCGGCTCTGCCGCCATTGCTCAACTCTCTGACATTTGTTGTGGACTAGAGCGTAACGGTCAGTGTCCAGACAACAAGAACAAGACTGTTGTTCGTGTGCTTAAGAATAGATTCTCTGGGGAGACAGGTATTGCCTGCGCCCTTAACTATAACCCCATTACTGGCTGTATGGCTGAGGAACACTACAGCGAGAACCCCTTCTAATATATGAAATATTGCTCGAACTTTCGACACGACCTCGAAGTAGGACAAATAGCTGAGAAAGAGATTGGTGAGTTGCTATCAAATAAAAAAATAGAAATTAAAAAAGATATGCTTGCCAAGACCACGGGCAATGTTTTTGTTGAATATATGTCACGAGGTAAAGTCTCTGGCATCGACCGTTCCGAAGCGGATTATTACTGCTTCGTTATAGAAAATCTAATTATCTTCATTCCGACTGTAGACCTCAAAGAACTTATTGAGCCACTCAAGAAAACTAAGAGGGATGTCAGGGGAGGAGACAACAACACATCACGGGGCATTCTGCTCCCACTAACCACACTAATACCAACCAATGAGTAGCATAGCATTCTTCGATATTGAAACGAACGCGATTGAGGATTGGACAAAACTGTCTGACCTTGAAACCGTTCACTGTTTAGCAATACACGACAACACAGGTACGTACGCCTTTTCTGGCGACAGTATAATTACAGGACTAGAGCGTCTTAAAAAGTACGACGCAATAGTAGGACACAACTCCATAGGGTTTGACTACCCAGCATTGTACAAGATGTACGGCTTTCAGCACCAAATGGTTTTGGACACAGCAGTAATGGCTAGGTGCATCTACCCAGACATACGAACCTCTGACTTTCAACGTGAGGACTTTGAAAAGGAGCTTATAGGTTCACATAGCCTCAAGGCTTGGGGCAAGCGTATAGGCGTACTCAAGGACGACCATGGGGAAACTGAGGACTGGACTACCTGTACTCCAGAGATGATTGATTACTGTAAACAGGACACCTATGTTACCTATCGTATTTATGAATATTTTATTCGTAGTAAGCCTGACCCTCGTATGCTTACCCTTGAGCACAAGTTTGCAAAGCTTATGCGTAGGCAAGAGTGGAATGGTTTTCCGTTCGACATAAAAGCCGCCGAGAAGCTTACCTCTGACCTCATGGTACGCCGTGCTGAACTAGGGGACGACCTAGCTAAGTCTTTTGGGCCTAGCGTGGAAACACTCAAGAGTTTCTGGTGGGTAGCCCCAGACGGTACAACCTCCAAGACAAAGAAAGCTTTGGTCGAGGCTGGATGGAAAGCCAAAGAGATTATCAAAGGCCCTAACCGTACCAAGGAGATACCCTTCAATCCAAATAGCCGTGACCAGATATGTGAGCGGTTGATGTCTGAAGGATGGAAGCCAGATGCCTATGAAGGCAAACGCCCAAAGATTGATGAAGCCGTATTAAAAAACATAGGCACTCCTAATGCACTAAAGCTGTTGGAGTACTTGCTTGTATCGAAACGTTTAGGACAAGTAGCCGAAGGTAACCAAGCGTGGCTCAAGCTATACAAAGACGGACGCATCCACGGACGAGTAAACACCAACGGTGCTATCTCTGGTCGCTGTACACACTCACAGCCAAACGTAGCTCAAGTGCCTGCTGGACGTGCTCCTTATGGTAAAGAGTGTAGGTCTTGTTTTACTGCTCCAGAGGGTAAAGTACTTGTTGGTGCTGATGCCTCTGGTTTGGAACTACGTTGCCTTGCCCACTACTTGTGGGGATGGGACAGTGGAGCGTACGCCAAAGAGATACTTACTGGTGACATACACTCAGCGAACCAAAAGGCGGCTGGTCTACAAACTAGAGACCAAGCCAAGACATTTATCTACGCATTTCTGTATGGCGCTGGTGATGCCAAGATAGGCTCTATTGTTGATGGCTCAGCTAAGCATGGTAAAAAACTTAAGAAGTCTTTCATGTCTAAAACACCAGCTATCCGTCATCTATCTGAGGCGGTAGCTAACAAGGTAAATCAGACAAACCAACTCATAGGTCTCGACGGACGCCCACTACCATGTCGCTCTGCACACTCTGCTCTTAACCTATTGTTACAGTCGGCAGGCGCAGTAGTGATGAAGCAAGCACTGGTTGAGTTCTCCGAGATGGCTCAACGCCCCTATGAACTCCACGGCAACATTCACGATGAGGTTCAGTTCAGTTGTGACAAAGCTGATGCTGATGCTCTTGGTCGTTGCTTTGTTAACGCTCTTGCCAAGGCAGGTAAAACCCTTGGTTTCAAATGTCCATTGGATGGAGAGTACTCTGTTGGGACTAACTGGTCAGAAACACACTAATATGACAATAAAACAATTAATCGAAAAGTTATCTAAACTAGAGTATCAAGACAATAACATCGTCCTGCCTATGGTAGACGGTTTTGTTGAAATAGATATTGAAGAAGTAATCCACTATGGGGACTCTGAGTTTCCAGACCCTCAGCACCACTATGAAATTGTACCTGACTCTGATGAACCAGAGGAACTTGTTGAATGCCACAACAGCCCTTTGATGGCTACGTTCCTAGATAACCACTATTCCCAATAACATGAAAACATTATTTATAGATGGCGATATGCTCGCCTACCGCTCAGCATTTAGTAACGAAGTAGAAACTAAGTGGGACGACGCTGTATGGACACTACAAACAGACGTCAATGCCTCTCTCGCATACTTTGATGACTTCATTGAAGCGTTATGTAAAAAGTTTGACACGGAGGAATATCTTCTATGCTTTTCTCCTAAGACAAACTTTAGACATGAACTATTCCCAGAGTATAAAGCTAATAGAAAGAACAAGCGTAAGCCTCTTGCTCTAGCTGAAATCATTCAACAGGTACGCAAACGTCACCCCTTCTTTGTTGAGGACAACATGGAGGCTGACGATACTATTGGTATTAAATGTACAGAGGCTCCTGAAACTTCTATCGCAGTTAGTGGTGACAAAGACTTCGCTACTTTGCCCATCACTTGGTACAACTTCCTACGTGATGAACTCACAACGCGAACAGAAGAAGAAGCTAACAATAACCACCTAGTACAAACACTCACAGGTGATGCCACCGACGGCTACCAAGGTATCAAAGGCGTGGGGCCTAAGACTGCTGTAAAGCTCTTAGATAAACACGGCTGGAACTGGGAAGGCGTCGTTAAGATATATGAAAGCAAAGATATGACAGAACAGGAAGCTCTCCTCACTGCTCGCCTTGCTTACATCCTCCGCACAGAAAACTTTCAACAAGGAAAAATTAAACAATGGAAACCAACAAAATAAATGTAGAAGACCAGACGGTTTATATCGCTGGGCCTATGACAGGTATTGAGGACTTTAACTTCAGTGAGTTCGATGCCGCGTCATACAAGTGGAAAGAGAAAGGGTTTAGAGTAATTAACCCTGCCACTTTGAGTAGAGAGTACGCTAAACGAAAGGGTTTAAAAATCAAAGACCTCTGTGTTCGTGAGTGTGCTATGACTGACCTAGTTGAGATTATTTCCAGAGCTTCCCACATGTTTATGTTGAAAGGGTGGGAGTACTCCAAGGGAGCTAAGACTGAACACGCTCTTGCTGAGTGGCTAGGTATTACAATTAGCTACGAAGTTGAAGAAAGTATAAAAGCTCACGGCGCTCACAACAAAGAGTGGTGGTTTGCTTTTCAAGCTGAACAGTTCAATCGTATATCTAAACTTACTCGTAAGAAGAATGATGACTACACTGGTGGCTCTTGTACTACTAATCCTTTTGCTAACTTTGATGAAGCAGATGACTTTGGGGTAGACCCACTCATCGGACTATCACTACGGATGGGCGATAAGATGCAGAGGCTCAAGGCTTTCTGTAACGGAGGGCTCTCGTTAGAAACAAACGGCGACACTGTAGCTGACATCTTTAATGACCTAATTGGTTACAGTTCTATTGCTTTAGGTATGTTAGAGCGTAAGAAGGAGGTGGACTAATATGGACAACAACTCCAATTTTCCTACAGTTTCTTCCAATTTTATCAATAAGTTAGAGGAAAGATTTCCCTTACGGGATGATTTTGATTTTGGAACCACACAGAATGCCCTGATGTTTTACTACGGACAGCGTTCTGTAGTCCGATTTCTTAAAGAACAAAATAAACTTCAAAACGAAAATATATTAACTAAGGCTTAATTATGTGTTTATCCTCTCCTAAAATGCCTACGCCTCCGCCGCCTCCTGCTCCGCCACCTCCTCCTACTGAAATGGCTGAGAAGGTAGAAAACAGAGCACTTAAAAATAGAAGACGCTCTCGAAGAAGGGGAGTAAGCGCATTAACCATTCGTCGTCCTAGTGTGAACACAGGTTCCATGGGTTCTGGTGCTAATATTTCCTACTAAATTTTATGCCCTCAAAAACGATTGACGTCACTAATGGTGACGGAACTACTAGAACTATCGTAATTCCAGACCGCAGTCGGTTTGCAGGGGTAAAAACTATAAGTAAAACAAGTGAGCTTGGCGACCTCACTACGCAGATGAAGGTTACTGTTACTGGTACTGACAGTAATGGTAATGATAACTCTGCACTTTCTGGAACGTACACAAGAAATAATGCCACCTCTTTAACTTGGAATCAAGTTGGGGGTAATGGAGCTATTTATCGTTCTGGATTAAGTGGAAACATTACTTGGAGTTTTATTGATGGCTCTGATGGTACACCTAGTTTCAGTATAAACGTAGCTGAAAATGTTATAGTTCCTTGGCAGGTAGCGAGTAGCTTTGCATCTAATAATGTTACTCTTAGTTCTGTTGAAGAGACAATCACAATAAACCGCACAGCACCAGTAGTTACCTCAGACAAAGCAGGTGAGTCTCGTCCACTACTTAGTAAATTAGTTGGTGGGGCGGCGGTGGCTTACAGTCTTCGTGACCTTAACGATAGAAATGGTAAGAGCCCAGTAGTTAAAGTGCGTAGGTCTAGTGACGGCACTACTCGCCCAGAACCTTTCACAGCACTAGAAGTTTCAAATGGTACTCTTGAGAGGTTCTGTGGTAATGGAGATGGCTTTGTTGAAAGGTGGTACGACCAGAGTGGTAATGGTAGTGACGCAGTTCAGGACGCAATAGAAAAACAACCTAAGATTGTAGATAGTGGCTCTTTGGTTACTGGTGGAATAGATTTTCTTGATGGCACTAATACTCAACTTGATACAACTAACATCGATATATGTGATGTATCAGAACTTTCTGTGTTTACTGTACTAACTCCGCATAATCAAGGTTCAGGAAAGCAAGCTTTTTCTTGTGGTTCAACTGTTTCTGGTAGTACAGGATATGGAGGATGGACATTAAATTTTAGTGGAGGTAGTAAAAAAGCTTCTCTGCGAACGCAAACAAAAGGAAATACTACAGTAAGCGTTCTTCAAGTTAGTCATTCTAATGATGAGTGCTTATTATCATACGTTGCAACTTTTCCTAACGCATCTGGCAGAAAAAACGGTGGAACTGATGTTACCAAGAGTGATATGGTAACGCCGTCTAACAATAGCACTACTAGAAAAAGATTTAGGATTGGTTGCCAATTTACTTTTACAAATGCTGGTCACTACACAAAACCTATAAATGAAATTATTATATACACAACTGACCAAACAGCCAATCGACCTGCCATTGAAGCAAACCTAGCTAATCAATACGGCATAACCCTTTCATAATATGTACTTAATATATCCGTCCGAAGAGACCGCTTGGCTTCGCTCAGAGCGAGAAGGGTTGCGTCGTAATCTTTCATACCACATAGGAACAGGCGATTCACGTTATGTGACAGCCCCAGAACAAACAGTCGATGGTCTATGGGCCTTAAAGGTTGACGGGTTTGAATTAAGTGAAAGCGAACAAAATACAACTGTAGAAAAAATAATTATCGCAGAAGAACCAATAGAAACATAATTTATGCACAAATCAGCAGAAGGCTTATATACCTCCTTTGAAGGGAAGCGGTATCAATACTTAGACCGCGCTCGTTCTTCAGCAAAACTTACACTACCATACGTCTGCCCAGACGAGGGCTTCGGAGCCCATAGCCGTCTGGATACCCCATTTCAAGGCGTTGGGGCAAGAGGAGTAAACAACCTCGCTTCTAAATTACTGTTGGCACTTCTACCTCCCAACGCCCCCTTCTTTCGCCTCGCAGTGGACGAATATGGACTACAACAAGAGGGCGCTCCACCAGAGTTAATCACTGACATTGAGAGCTCTCTACAGAAGGTTGAAGAGTCCTTTATGGAAGAGGTCAGTAGAGGTACATACCGCACTGCACTACACGAAGCTTTGAAGCAACTTATCATTACTGGTAATGCTTTATTGTACGTACCTGACGAGGGTGGCGTACGTGTCTTTCACCTAGACCGTTTCTGTGTTGAGCGTGACCCAATGGGTAATGTTCTATATATCTGCACCAAAGAAACTCTAAGCTACATGAGCCTCTCTGAGGAGATGAAAGAAGTAGCTGGTGCAAATGAAGGTGGGGCTGAAGATGAAATCAATTTATATACTGCTGTCTGTCGTAAAGAAAAAGGATGGAAAGTATGGCAAGAAATCAATGGCAATGTAATACCTAAGTCTGAAGGTTTCTACGGGCTAGATAAAAACCCATACATACCTCTAAGGTTTACACGTATAGATGGCGAAGACTACGGACGTGGTTACGTTGAGGAATACTTAGGTGACCTACAGTCCCTTGAAACTCTTACACAGGCTATTGTCGAGGGTTCAGCCGCCGCCGCCAAGGTTCTATTCTTAGTTAACCCTAACGGTACAACCAGAGCTAAGACACTTGCTGAAAGTCCTAACGGAGCAATCGCACAGGGTAATGCTCAGGATGTTACCACATTACAACTAAACAAATTTAATGACTTCCGAGTAGCTCAGGAGTCAATAAACACAATCAAAGACCGACTAGGTCACGCCTTCCTACTTACCAGTGGTACTGTACGCCAAGCTGAGCGTGTTACTGCTGAAGAAATACGTATGTTAGGAATGGAATTGGAAGCCGCTCTTGGTGGTTTGTATTCTCTTTTAAGCAGTGAAATGCAACTTCCGTTAGTTAATCGTCTAATGGAGGTAATGAATAAGAAGAACTCACTACCTAAAATTCCTAAAGATGTCGTTAAGCCCATCATCATCACTGGTGTTGAAGCTTTAGGACGTGGAAATGATTTACAGAAACTAGACCTCTTTCTCGCTGGAGCCGCCCAAGTGGTGGGGCCTGAAGCTATCGCTCAGTTCGTCAAGGTTTCAGAATACTTTAAACGGAGGGCAATCTCTCTCGGTATCAAAACCGATGGGTTGGTTAAGTCCGACGAAGAAATGGCTATGGAAGCTCAGCAAGCGCAACAAATGCAAATGACTGAGAAGTTAGGCCCTGCTGGAATCAAGGCTCTGTCTGACAACGCCATAGCACAACAACAACAACAACCAAGCGAGGTATAATGGCTAACTACCAATCAGTAACAGTACAAGAACATACCGAGGAAGAAAATATCTCCCTCGAAAAGCAAGCGGCTATGCAAGATGAAGCGGCTGAGCAACGTAATCAATCCATAGAGTCTAACACCGAAGAGCCCCAAGAGGAAACTCAAGAGGAGCGCCCAGAGTGGTTAGATGAAAAGTTCGAGTCCCCAGAGGACTTGGCAAAAGCTTATAAGGAACTTCAAAAGAAACAATCACAAAAGGCTGAGAAAGAAGAACCAGCCGAAGAAAAAGAAGCTCCTACAACAAAGGCAACTTCAGCCGTAGAACTTGCTACAGAAGAGTTTGCTGAAAAAGGTGAGCTCAGTGACAAGACTTTTGTCGCTCTTGAAAAGGCAGGTATCCCCAGACATTTTGTTGAGGCGTACATGGCAGGACAAGAGAGCATCAGTACAGCACAAGCCTTAGACATACAGAACGAAGTAGGAGGCAACGCTAACTACAACGCTATGTCTGACTGGGCGGCTGAAAACCTATCAGATGGTGATGTTGACGCATTCAACAGTATTGTTGAAAATGGCTCTGTCGAACAGGCTAAGATGGCTGTTAAAGGACTTTACTCTCAATATATCTCTGCTGGTGGTCAGCCCCCTGAGTTATCTCAAGGTGGCACTAGCGGTTCCTCTGTTAAACCTTTTGGTTCTGCGGCTCAGGTTACTGAAGCTATGCGTGACCCAAGGTACAGCAACGACCCAGCGTTTCGTGCAAACGTAGAACAACGTTTAGCGGTATCTAACGTCCTTTAAATTATGTCTATAGAATTAATGTCCATGCTCGGAGGCGGTATTACTGGCTTCCTGATGCGTCTCATATCGTCTCAAGCCGAGGCTCAAGGTAGAGCCTTAGATGCTATGCTCCAGAAACAGGAGATGGCTGACAAGTCTGCTGAAGCCGCCGCAGGTCGTGGAGGTGTATGGGTCAGACGTGTAATCGCAGTGAGCATCTTGTTTGCTGTTATTGTCGCTCCTTTTATCTTGTCTTTCTTCCAAGTGCCTATTGCTTTGGAGAGTAGCCCAAGTGGAGGAATCCTTTCTTTAATCTTTGGTCAAAATAATGAATACATTAATGTCGATGGTTTCGTCCTTCTTCCAGAAGTACGCCAAGGTATGCTTGCTCTCCTTAGCTTTTATTTTGGTAGTTCCATGGTCAAACGCTAATATTTCAAAACAAATATCTTTACATGAGTTCGTTTCTCTTATCCCTCTATGGGAAGTTCCGCACGACAGTCCGCCAACTATTGTTGGAGACGAAGGACGTGCTTATGGGTTGTTTCAAATCCATAAAATTATGGTGGAAGACTACAACCGTATCACTGGTGGCAAAGCTTCGCACAGCGTTGCGTTCGACCCGTACTTTAGTTATGTCATTGCTTACAAAGTGCTGGAACACTATTCGAACCATATTAGAGAACGCGGGGAACGTGTAACCATAACTCACCTACTGTTCATCTGGAATGGTGGAGGTGGAGCTTGGAAAAGAGTTCACAATCCTAAAGATGACAAAAAGCAAAACAATTTAATCAAGTACACAAAACGTGCTTTACCCATCATAAATAATTATATTAATGGCAAAGAGAAAAGGCGTCAGCCTCCGAAAGGAACACAAGTCAAAGACTGGAGGGCTTTCCAAGAAAGGGAGAGAATACTATAATCGTAAGACTGGTTCCAACCTCAAAGCCCCACAGCCCCAAGGCGGTGCAAGGAAACGTTCCTTCTGTGCTCGTATGAGTGGCGTGAAGGGGCCTATGAAGGACTCAAAAGGTAGACCCACTCGTAAAGCTCTCGCTCTCCGTAAATGGAAATGCTGACCTATGAAAAACTGTGGATGTGAAAAATGCTCTATGAAACGTAAAAACCTAAAAATAACTAAGGGTAAAAAGAAGAAACCCTACAAATACTAATGAACGCTAGGCAAAAACTAACGCTTAAAAAGCACAGCAAGCATCATTCAAAAAAGCACATGAAGCTTATGGAAGATGAAATGCGAAAGGGTAAAACCTTTACTCAAGCTCACAAGCTAGCACTAAAACAAGTCGGAAAATAATGGCTAAGATATGTCCTAAAGGTATTGCTTGGGCAAAGCGTACCTTCGATAAATACCCCTCTGCATATGCAAACATGGCGGCAAGCAAGTACTGCAAAGACCCCAAGTATGGCAAAAGCAAGCGTAAGAAACTCTCAATAAAGAAGAAGTAATGGGTGAGCTTGCAAGATGGAGAGCGCAAAACTGGGTACGCATCGGAACAGATGGAAAGATTAAAGGCCCTTGCGGAACTTCTAAAAACAAAAAGAATCCAGACCGTTGCCTTCCGATGTCAAAAGCTAAGAGCTTATCGCAATCACAGCGAGCGACAACTGCTAAGAAAAAGAAAAGAGCAGGCTCCAAAGGAAAACAATTTGTAAGTAATACTAAGGCGGCAAGAGTGTCGCTTCGTATAAAGAGGAAATAACTTTCGTCCCTAAAGCTAGTAGTAGCGTAAGGCCCTCCGAGGAGGATAACCTTAGACAAGCAAACCCTGCCTACGGACACCTAAACCCAAAACAATAATCCCAAATAAGGAATAAATAACATGGCAAATGGCAATACAAGTCCCTCACGTTTAGGGCAAGTAAACGCTACAGGTGATGTGAATGCGTTGTTCCTGAAGGTGTTCTCTGGTGAAATCTTAACTACATTTGAAGAAACAAATGTCATGAAAGATTTGCACATGGTTCGCACTATTCAGAATGGCAAATCTGCACAGTTCCCTGTAACAGGAATAGCTTCAGCTAAGTATCACACTGCTGGCGAGAATATCGCTGACGGAGATAATAGCTATCTATCCTCAATCAAACACGCTGAGCGCATCATCTCTATTGACGATGTACTCATCTCCTCAACGTTCATCGCAAACATCGACGAACTGAAGAACCACTACGATGTCCGTAGCATCTACGCTAAGGAACTCGGTAAGGCTCTCGCAAAACGTTTCGACATAGCTACTATGAAGACTCTTGCGGCCGCCGCTCGTGGTACTTCACCAATCGGTGGAGACGACGGTACTATACTTGGTTCCTCATCTTCGTTGTTCGCTGGTGCTAACGCAACTGCGCCTGAGCTCATAGATGCTCTTTATGGCATCGCTGAGGCTCTTGACGGTAAGGATGTAGGCGACGAAGGTCGCTTCGCTATCCTTAGTCCTGCTGACTACTACACCCTCATAACAAGCGATAACAGTGCTATCTCATTAGCATCTAATCGTGATGTTGGTGGTACTGGTAACATCGCAAGTGGTACAATCGGTCAAGTAGCTGGTATCAATCTTGTAAAGAGCAACCACCTTGCTTCCATTACGGTCGCTGAGGCTTCTCAAGACCAAGATGACGATGGAGTAAACAATGACGTATTCGGTGCTAATGGTACTGGATATAACGGTGACCTTTCTTCTACTCGCATACTTGCAGGTACTAAGGAAGCAATCGGTACAGTCAAGCTCCTCGACCTCGCTACAGAGTCCGAGTACCAAATCGAACGTCAGGGTACACTCTTCGTCGCTAAGTACGCAATGGGACACGGAGTCCTGCGTCCTGAGTGCGCCGTAGAAGTACGCTAATCTCAACGGAGACCCCCTTGGAAAACCCTTGGGGGTCTCTTTTAAATTTTAACCCCAATGATTTATGGCTATTAAAGATGATATGGAAGACGTCCAAGAGGCGGTCATCAACGAATTGATTACAGAGAATGGTATCACCAATACTCTTGCAGATGGACAAGTTACGGAGACTAAAATCCTTAACAGTGCAGTCACTACACCTAAGATAGCCAACGGAGCAGTCACAGCCGCGAAGCTCGGAAGCGATGTGAGCTTAACTTTAGCTGATGGCGATGTAACCACAGCAAAGATAAACAATGGAGCAGTAACCACCAATAAACTTGCTGTTGGCGCAGTAACTGCCTCTAAAATAGGAGCAGGTGAAGTAGGCACTTTAGCCGTTGCGGATGATGCTGTAACCCCTGCTAAACTTTCTCAAGCGTACCTAGAGTCAACTGGAGGGACTGTTAGCGGTAACTTGCTTGTGGGTAAGACTACTACATCTTTTAGTACGGCAGGGTCAAGATTAAAGCCTGATGGTGGTGGGCAGTTTGTTGTCTCTGGTGGTACGTGTGTCGAGATGAATCGACTTAGCTTAGATGGCACTATAATGTTGTTTCAAAAAGACGGCTCCACGGTGGGGAGTATTAGTTCTTCACCAAATAGTTTTTCTATTGCGTCAAACAAAAATGAAATGACTTTTACAGTACCCACTTCATCACAATTTATTGGTAGTGGTATAGGACTAAGCCCATTTTCTGGAGACGATGGTGAGCTTGATATAGGAAGGGGTAATGCCAAATATGACGACATCCACGCCGTCAACGGAACTATCCAAACTTCTGACGAAAACGAAAAGCAAGACATCGAAGACCTCTCCGAAGCAGAACAGCGTGTTGCTGTAGCTTGTAAAGGACTACTTCGTAAGTTTCGCTGGAAGTCTGCTGTCGAAGAAAAGGGCGAAGAAGCCCGTATACACTTTGGAATTATCGCACAAGACCTACAAGCCGCCTTTGAAGCTGAAGGTCTGGACGCAGGGCGTTACGCGATGTTCATCTCATCCACTTGGTGGGAAAAAGAACGTGTTGTACCTGCTGTCGAAGAAGAAACCGACGAGGAAGGTAACATTACTACTGAAGCCCAAGAGTCTTACACAACAGTAGACACTTGGGACACTGAAGAAGAAGCCGACGAGGGAGCTACAGCTAAGACCCGTCTCGGTGTTCGTTATTCTGAACTCTTAGCCTTTATTATCTCAGCTATTTAAAAATGACAGACGTAAACTCTACCTCAACTTCCCTCTTAGATGCCATAAACATCTGCTTGAGTTGCATCGGTGAAACACCCGTAAGCTCACCTGATAACACCTCAACAAACGTCGTCCTCAGTAAACAAATCATTGAGGAAGTCAGTAGAGATGTCCAAAGCAAGGGGTGGTGGTTTAACACGTCAGGAGCTAACATCTCGCTCTACGCCAACAGTGGTAGTGGAGCAAGTGAAGACTTCAATGGTAGTATACCAGAGGAAGCTCGACGGTACATCTCTATACGTGCCGCACGTGTCTTTCAATCACGCTTTGTAGGCTCTGAGGAACTCCTGAAGTTCTCCTTTCAAGAGGAGCAGGTAAGCCTTGCTATCCTCACACAAGCCCACGTGCGTAACGGGGGAAACTCAACAAGTTTTAATTCATTCCCTGCCGACCTAAAAGGCATGGGAGTAGAGGAGGTAATGTTCCTCCAACAGTCTGCCGAAGAAAAACTACTATCACTAAGGCTCGTCACGGAACTTAAATCTACTGATAAGTTAGTTTCCGAGAAAGACCTCATTGATGCTCAGAAGTCACAGGTTCAGACCGAGACAGTTCTGAGGTCACAACAGGCGCTTACAGAGCTTCAAAATACCAAGCAACTAGAAATTCAAAACGTTGATAAGACTTTCTACGATGGCGTGGTTGCTGGTACTCAGGATACCTACCAAAACTTTGCTCCAGAGATGCGAATGATGGGAGTACAAGAAAAAGAATTTCAAGCCGCTCCTGCTTACAAGAAGGTAGAGTTAATCAAGGACGCTAACAAGCTACGCACAGCTAGAGTAATTTCTGGTTCAACAATCCGTACTGGTATAGCAACGGGAACAACAACAATAAATGAAGTAGAAATAGCTGAAGTAAACTCTATCCTTAGTCTAATAGGAGAGCAACGGGTTACAGCGCTTACTGACAACGCTCTTGCCTCTGAAGCTGTCTTAATGCTTCGCAATACATCCAGAGAACTACAAGGTAGAGGATATTGGTTCAACACCGAATACGATGTTGAGCTTACACCAGATAGTTCTACTAAGAAAATTTCATTGGCCGCTAACGTACTTTCTGTTGAGGCAAACGACCCCTCTATTCTTGTTTACCTTCCTACTGATTATGGCGAAACTAGATTTCTCTATAACTTAAAAGATAAGGGAGAAACATTCGATTCATCTTTCAAAGCAAAAGTCATCTACGACAGAGACGTCTACGAAATACCGCACAAGTTCCTTGAATATGTAGTTATTCGCGTGGCGATGATACTTACTGAGATGTACCCACAAAGCGGTGTAGACATCCAGCGTCTTGTAAAACTAGAGCAAGAAGCTGAAACTTACTTTAGAGACAGAGAGGCAGACCAAGTTAACTACTCTGTATTTGACAACTACGACACTGCCTCCAGAATAGGTATCAACCGCAACTACGACATCTCCTAATGCCGTTAATTAATACGTCCGTCCCCAATCTAATACAGGGGGTTTCTCAACAAGCCGACGCTTCACGCTTTGCTGGTCAATGTGAGGAGCAGGAGAACGCTCTTAGCTCCGTTGCAGACGGACTAAAGAAGCGCCCTAATACAAGACATGTTGGTATGCTACTTGGAAATGCTATAAGTGCTAACAGTTTTGTTCACTTTATTAATCGCAGTGAATCCGAGAAGTATGTTATTATACATGATGGTACTAACCTTAGAGCCTTCGACATGCTCACAGGAAATTCTGTTAATATTAACGAAAGTAGTGCTTTCTCAGTAAATGGAACCTACCTTGATACAGCTACTCCTCTTGCGTCGCTCAAGGCTCTTACAATCGCA